AAGTACGTCTTCAACAAGACCGAGCTGAAGTTCACCATCAAGGTTCCGGGCGGTGAGACCGTCATCTACGTCCTTGCAGCTGAGCACTACAAGCGCGCCGCCGGTTTGAACGCTGCCTTCTTTGGCTTTGACGAAGCTGACCTTCTCTCTGCCGATGTATTCAGCGCTGCTTGGAAGATGATGTCGTCCCGTCTTCGTAAGGGCAAGGTATTCCAGGGCGTTGCAGTTTCTACTCCTGAAGGTTTCCGCGGCTGCTGGAGACATTGGGTCAAGGACCTAGAAGACGACGCCAAGCTGGACTGGCGCAATGGTGGCCCCCGCCGAATGATCAAGGCCAGCACCTACGACAACTTCACCCTCCCACCCGAGTACATCGCCGACCTTGAGTCGCAGTATCCAGAGGCGCTCATTAAGGCGTACCTCCACGGTGAGTTCGTCAACTTGAAGGGCACTCCGGTCTATTACCGCTACCTAGCTGCCTATGACAGCCAAGCCGAGGACGGCACGGTAGTCGAGGGCAACTGGACCAACAAGACAATCGACAGCTTCCCTCACAGCGCCATTCACGTGGGTCTGGACTTCGGCAAGAACAACAACCCGTGTGAGATCAACGTGTTTAGTGGTGAGACGCGCTATGTCGTTGACGAGTTGTACGGTCTTCGCAACACCGACGAGTGCATCGAGGCGCTAAAGGAGAAGTACGAGGGCCGTGAGATTCACTTCTATCCCGATGCCTTGAACCTTGAGGCTGTCCATAACTACGAGAAGAACTTTGGCGCCGCCCGAGTGCACAGCGATTCCGGCAACCCGCCCATCGGATTTCGTGTGGCGTGCCTGCACTGGAGCATTCAGAACCCCATTACGAAGGTCCGCCACCTCAAGGTCAATCCTGAGAAGTGCAAGCGCCTAGACCTTGGACTTCAGCAGCAAGTATTTGACGACAAGATGAAGCCGGATAAGTCGGCAGGCATCGAACACGCTGTTGACGCTGAAGGATACCTCCACGTTCAGCGCTTCCCAGTTGACGAGAGCGCCTTCGACCGACAGGCGCTCAGATATTGATCGGTTCGGAGTGCCAGAGCGCTCACCCGAATAAATATCTTCGCGACCAATAACTGAGAAGACATAGTAATGGCGGACAGCACCCCGGATTCAACCACACCGTTCCTCGATACCCTCCCTGTCGAGTTCGGTGCACCGACGCCATACGTTCTCGCATGTCGTATTGATTGGGCCACAGTGGATGCTCTTTGGGGTGGCACCGCCGCTATGCGCGCTGCTGGTAAGCGCTTCCTGCCACAGGAACCGCTCGAAAGTGACGAGGATTACGCCCGTCGCCTAGCCCGCACAACCCTTCACAACTACTACAAGCGCACCGTTCAGACGGGCGCAGCGAAGGTGGCTGTCAAGGACCCACACTTTGAGCCGCTTGTTGAGAAGGCTCCTATTCCTGAGGAGGTGATCAAGTTCTCCGAAGACGTAGACACCCAGGGTCGAAACCTCGGTCAATTCTCAAAGGAACTGTTCGAGAGTGGGGCAAACCACGGCATCGGCTTCCTACTTGTTGACCAGACCAACGGCATTGGCACTTACACCAACCTCGCTGAGGAGCGCGCCTCAGGCAAGCGCCCCCACTTCATCAAGATATCCGCTGAGCAGCTCCTAGACGCCCGCTCGGCAAAGTTCGGCGATGGCGAACGCCTTGCCTTCTTCAAGTACCTAGAAGAGGTCACCGAACTCAGTGCAGACCTATCCAGCACGAAGGTCATCAAGCAGATTCGAGCATTCCTCCAGGTTCCAGGCACCCTTGGTCGCCCCGATAGCCCAGTATTTTGGGCTGTCTATCGTCAGCGTGAAGACGACAAGTGGTACCGCTACTCCAACGGCGTTGTCTCGACATCCCACATCAACATTCACCCGTTTTATACCAACAAGATTGGCTTCTGCCTTGGCCGTCCACCATTGATGGACCTTGCTGAGTTGAACATCGAGCACTGGCAAAAGAAGTCGGACCTCAACAACATTCTTCACGTCGCTACGGTTCCAATCCTATTCCTCAAGGGATTCAAGGAAGAGCTGGATAAGCAGACCGGCCAAGCCAAGAAGATCGCTTTTGCGACCAACTCAGCCCTTGCCACGAGCAACAAGGACGCTGACGCCAAGTGGATTGAACACAACGGGACGGCCATCGGCACCGCACAGAAGGACATCGCTGAGCTTGAGGCTCGTTGCGAAAGCCTCGGCATGACGTTGACCGCCATTCAACACGCCGGTGTTTCGGCAACCGCCAACAACATTAACTCAGCTGATGCCAACTCGATGCTCAAGTCGATGGCTCTCAACCTTCAGGACACCCTCAATGCCGCTATGGACTCCGTCTGCGAGTTCATGGGCACTGACAACACTGTTCGCATCGTCGTCAACACTGAATACGCAATCGAGTACACAACGAACGAGACGATGAGTGACGTTCAGTCAATGTTTGAGGCTGGCGTCATCAGCAAGGCCGTCGTTATCGCAGAAGCGAAGCGTCGCAACGTGCTCGACAACGCGGCAGCCATCGAAGCGCCACCACAGAACGAATACGTACCAACACCGTCAGCCACCCCACCGGCTACGGCTACCTAATTCCACAGGAGAAACTAAATGGATATTGCTGTTGATTTCAAGGACGCCCCAGAGGAAGTCCGTACCCTACTCACTGCCAACCCAGCCCTGGTGTCCGCCATTGGCGCATACGTCGAGGCTGCCAAGGCTCCCCTAGTTTCCAAGCGCGACGAGCTGCTCGGTCAGATCACGAAGCTCAAGAGCGAAGCTCCTGACGTAGAGGCGGCAACAAAGCCACTCAACGACAAGATTGCTGACCAGGACAAGCGTATTGCTGCCCTGACCGCTGCCCGCCAGAGCGAGAAGGTCAACACATTGATTTCCACCGCCCTGGCTGAGGCAAATGGTGATGCCAAGTTGCTCACTCCGCACATCCAGACCCGCTTGAAGGCAGAAATGGTTGGCGACGACGTGACGATCACAGTTCTTGCTGCTGACGGCAAGCCAATGCTTGTTGGCGACAAGGCAGCCACTGTGAAAGACCTACTTTCCGAACTTAAGGCAGACGCCTCGTTCGCTCGTGGCTTTGGTGCCGTGAACTCGAAGGGATCGGACGCTCATCAGAGCACCTCTACCTTCCGTGGCTTGGTCAATCCTTGGCACAAGGACTCATCGAACCTTACGGAGCGTGGTCGCATCGCCAAGGAAGATCCAGCGCTTGCAGCTGCAATGCGCGCAGCAGCAGGCATGCCAGCCACCGCAGCTGCCTAGAAAATGGGCTCCACGTGAGCCCCCATATAAATATTCCCATGAACGATCTAGAGAGCAGCTCAACGGGCTGCTCTTTGGATTAGCCCAACGGGTTCTCCGCATCGCGCCAACGGCGCCAGTGGAAGTCGTTCGACCAAGAACTTCATTCCACTTTCTCTCGGAGAACTACTCATGTCTCAGTCTACGGAACTTGCTGGTTTCATCCAGCCTTCAGAATTCACCGACTACGTAATGGAACAGTCGATCATCAAGAATGCGCTCATCAAGAGCGGCATTGTTGTTGTCGATCCACTTGTTTCCGGCACCCTAGCAAAGGGCGGCGGCGTCGCTAACGTTCTGACCTTCAAGAACATCGACGTTACCTCATCTGCAAACGTAACTACGTCCAACCAGGCTTCTTCGGCTACTCCGAAGCTGGTAACGGGTCGTGCACAGAAGTTCCCACGCATCGGTCGTAACGACGCTTGGTCAGCTGCTGACTGGGATCGTTCAATGCTTGGTACTGACCCAGCTGCCTACATCGGCAACCAGGTCGCAGGCGCAATCATCAAGTGGCGTCAGGCCGCACTTCTCGATGTCCTCAAGGGCATCACTGGTGCAACCAGCGCAACGAACACCAGCAACATCTCTGCTGCTGCAATTGCTTCGTACACTTCTGCTACGCAGATCAACGCCGGTACTGTTACTGACTTCATCGTCAACACTTGGGGCGACTTCTCGGCTGCTGATCAGTTCAGCGCTGCGATTGCAATGCACTCCAAGACGTATGGCTTCTTGAACAAGAACGACTACACGGCATTCACCCGCCCATCGGCTCAGACCTTCGGCTTCACTCTGTACCTCGGTATGCCAGTGATTGTTGATGACTCTCTGCCAGTGACTGCAGGTGGTACCGACGGCTTCGTCTACACGTCCTACATCGTCAAGGCAGGCGCAATCAAGTTCGGTTACAACGCGCCTAAGAACGCGACCGAAGTTGGTCGTCTCCAGCTCGTTGGCGACGGTGGTGGTGCTGACGTACTCAGCCAGCGCGATGAGTTCGGCTTCTACGTTCCAGGTCTGTCGTACACCGGCGCAGTTGCCGGCGACAACATCACGGCTGCTGAGCTGTACACGGGTTCCAACTGGACCCAGGTGTATGACGGCAAGGCAGTTGGCGTAGGCGTGCTCAAGCACAACCTCGCTGCCTAAAGCAACAAGAAAGAGAGCGGGTCTTAACCGGCCCGCTACTCTTCACGGAGAACGTCTATGTCTACTCTTCCTACTCGTGATTTGCTGAACAACTTCCTCGTTGACCCAACGACGATCGCCACTGCTGCAAGCGTAGCTCTCAAGGCTCCACTTGCATCACCAGTCTTCACTGGACTTCCACAGCTTCCGTCATACCTGAAGGCTTCACTGCCAACGGCTACGGCTGCTGGGCAGGTGATCTACGTGTCGAACGCAACTGGTGCCAGTGTGACCGGCTCCGTCTGCGTTGCTAACGCTGTTGGTGCCGCTAACTGGATCGACCTTACCACTGGTATCGCTGTCGTCTAAGTCAGCTCGCTGTTGAACAACAAAGCCGAAGGTCAAAAGCCTTCGGCTTTTTCGTTTGTGGAGATGGCACTGAATAAATACGGACACCACCAAAGGAGAAAACCTAATGGATTTCGACGCTATCACCAAGTCACGTATTGCTCAGGACTCGAAAGAGCAGCACGCAGCGCTTGTAAAGGCAGTCGCTGCCAACACCCAGTTGCTCGCTCAGCTACTTGCCACCACCGAACTGCTCGTTGCAGCAGTTGCATCCCTCAAGAAGACTTCTAAGAAGTCTGGGGAATAATCGTGGCACTTGTAGTCGAAACCGGCGAAGGACTGGACACCGCAGAAAGTTACGTTTCAGTAGCCGACGCGACTACTTACGTCACTAGCTTCTATCTGGCTGGCGACCCCCTTCTAACGAAGTGGACCGCAGCAGCCGCAGGCGCTGGCACCCAGGCAGAGATTGCCCTTAGACGCGCCACCCGCGACATCGACCTCCTTTATGGCGCGTCTTTTGTCTCAGACCGCCTCGTGCTCGACCAAGCCCTTGAGTTCCCTCGCGTAGAGGTGGATGGCATCCCGACTGCTCTTGAGCAGGCGACAGTCGAGCAGGCGCTAGTCCTCCTCAACGGCTATGACGCCCTCGGTCCAGACGACCGTACTGGCGGCATCGAATCTCAGAAGAAGAAGCTCGGCGACCTTGAGACCGAGGTGAAGTACTTCTACGCCGCCGACATTCAGTCAGCCAAGACCCGCAAGGTCGATTCTCTCATTGCACCCCTCCTAGACAGCTCTGCTGCCACCTCAGACATCAGCGTCGCGCTAGTGCGAGGCTAACTGTGGCTGCTTTCGACTTCGTCCAAACCCAAGCTGAAGCAAAAGCGCTCCTAGTGGAGTTCGGGGCCATTGATGTCGCTGTCAGCTACAAGGACGATCCTGTAGGAACTGGCGCAACCGCCACCATCGCCGTCTTTGGCAAGGTGTCCACTACCAACATTGAGAACCGTGGCAATCCGACTGTCATCGCTGCTGCCAAGCAGATCGCCTACATCCCAGGCGATATCCCTTGGGCTCCTAGCGTAGGTGACACCATCGCCTTCACGGGCCGCGCTAACGACGCCATTACGACCGTCAAGAAGCGCGTCTCAGCCGTCGATACGCTCATGCCAGACGGCAACACCCCGATTCTCTACACGGTCACGTTGGAGAACGGCTAATGAGCATCTCCTTCAGCCAGATTCGTCCGGCTTTCGACACCCTCCTTTGCACCACCTCTGGAATCACTGCCACGGGCAGCACTCGCAACTTCATCGCTGAGAACTCGACTTTCGACTTCTCGAAGATTGCGGACTGGGGCACCAAGGTCTATGTGCGATCCACGTTCAAACACAATGCCGCAGCAGTTGCGACGTTGGGTGTAGGTGGCACAGTCCGCTATAGCGGCATCTACGTAATTGACCTCTTCGGACGCTTGGACAAGGGCTACGCCACTGTCACAACCCTCTTCGACGCCATCCTAGCCAAGATCACCCCTGGCACGTTCATCACCCTTTCTGGTGGTGCAAAGGTAGTCGTCCTCAACGCTGGACCGTCCCCGAACATCGCACTCGGTGCGTACAACGTAGGTGGGCTC